CTCCACATGGGTTTTACCCATGTGGAGATCATCAAGCTTTTATCAGTAGTAACATTTAATTACTCGAGTCCTCTTGGACTCTTTTTAGGAATGATAACAAAACTCAATTCAGTCGTCGATGACTCATGCGGGTTTTATTCCCGTCTGAGTTATACAATTGTCTTGAGTTTATGTTACATCACTATTGAGAGTCCCATTAATGACTCGTTTAGTTTAATAGTTAATACTGGTGAGTTTGTGATCTGACCCAGCTTTTCATCTATTCAGTGTTATCTGCTAACCATGCAGATTTATAGTCGCACTGTCTATGCTTAAAGCAAGACTAATTTATTAGGTATAAATTGAATATAATGAGTACTAGGCTTTGTACTTTGTTGTATTTGTCCATTAATTTATTACACTCCCTGGACCGGGAGTGTTTACCTTTCTCTTTATTGAGATAAAACCTTACAACTGTGCTGATTACTGATCACGTGGAAGCACATAAATATGTCCACATGAACTAAGCTATAATTAATAGCCATAAAACCCTTTCTTCGCAAAAAGAATTAAGGCAATATCCGAGAGTATCGGTTATCCAAAATAGGTTGGATTGTGCACCTATTAAACCACCCCAAAATGTACTCTCCTAACGGAAGTACGGGAGGGGGAAGTAATTTTCCTCGTTCCAGTGACCAATGTCACGAAATGAAGACCCCTAACTTTGTTAGCGGCACCGCTTCGGCCAGCGGTAAGGCCATTCCTGTTGTACATTCAAACAATAGTTTGTCTCAATTCAACACTGTTCCCGTTCAGACTATCCAGGATAACGTGGAGGCTCCCCAAGCCAAACAGGGTTCCGATTTTATGGCGCAAGCCCCTACTTATTTTCCTTCTAAGCAAGATAATTGCAATCGATTTGCTAAAAATCAAGCTTCAAGCAAGAAGGAAGCTAAGAAAAATTTTCAACGCTTTCAAGGAAAAACTAATCCCAAGAAGCAAAATGGATCGAAGAAGAACCAAAAATCCAAATATGTAAAACAATCTCTTCTCGAAACCTTATATCCTTCAGGGATCATTGATCAAGCTAAAAACATGGTACTAGACACCCATATTAATGCACATATGTCTGACCTGACCAATGTCCTTGAAAATTTAGGTCTTTTGTCTTTTTCTATCCCCAAATGCAACTCTAAGATTGAAGTTGCAGTCCAACTCGCTTTGGCCCTCAAAACTATGTATAAAGGTTCTATTATTGAAGCGTTGTTGGTACACGCTCCCACAGTGGAGTTTTTGAAACAAACTTTTGGCTACAACATCTTCCATCCCCAATCTGGAGATGTTGATAGTCAAGACTGGTTGTCCTACCTTCCTAAACTAAGGGAAAATTGGGATACCATTCGTTGTGCTCCAATTTTTGAAAAAATATCTAATCTTATCTCTGTTGCTGCTTCAATTGGTTTATGTAGTGTAACCAATTTATCATGGAGTGTTAAAGGTATTGAACTGTTTCGTGTTGGAAGTCTTCGGAAGCATGCGAGTGCTTTTGATTTTTTTGGAGCAATTTTGGATACTGTTATCTCCTTCATCGAAGGTGGTTATGAGTGTTTTCGTCAACGATCTTTAAAGCCACTCCTTTTTACCACAGATGCTGGTGCCGAATTTGATGATTTGTACTTTGCGTGTTTGGAATTACATCAACATGCTTTGATTTTCAATTTGGCAGCAAATCCAGTCATGTACAAGGGTGAGAAGCAAGTCATTACAGATCTCCAATATACAGCTATGTTAGATCAAGCTGTGGAGATGGCTGAGTCCGCATATAAATTTGCCAAGGGAACTTGGCAAGCTTCTGTTTTGGAGAGGCGGTTGGTTAATATGAGAACACAACGTGCTGAGTATAGTGCTCGGCGCATTGATGGATCGCTTAGATATGCCCCCCTTACTTTATATGTGTGGGGAGAATCTGGAGTTGGCAAATCTACGGTCGCCCAATTATTGATGAGTGACTGTCTTGTTGCCTCAGGAGCTGATCCTGATACCCGTAATACGGCAGTTCTTAAGGAATCTGACAAATTTGATTCCACTTTGAAGGGTGACACTCAAGGCATTTATTTGGATGACATGGGAAATACCAAGATTGAACTATTGGATCGTTCACCTTGTGAGAGGATGATTGATATCAATAACAATATGGTTACTTATGCCAACAAGGCTGATTTGCATGAAAAAGGGAAGATTGAGATTCGTCCTCATATCTTTATTGTTACTAGTAATGCTCCACTTGCAGATCATGCTCGCCGTTGTTCAATTAAGCCTATGTCCATTGTTCGACGTGGTGATATTCATATTTTGGTTAAGGTTAAGCCAGAATTCGCTATGCCGGATGGACGTCTTGATTCCAAAAAAGCTAATGCAGCTTTTCCGGACGAGACTTTTGAGACTGATGTTTGGGACTTGACAGTTTATGTACCAGATGGTAAGAAAAAACAGTTGATGCTTGGTCCTATAGATGGTGGCATGAAGGATACTCACATGAACATTCATGATCTTCTTGAATATGCATGTAATATGTGTGAAGAGCATTTTGATAATCAAAGGAAACTTATTGCTAAGGCTGAAAGTCTTGTTGTTTCCCGAGAGTATTGCTCGTCATGCAAACGTCCTGCTCGCAGGTGTAAATGCCCAACTGAACCACAATCTGAGGTTCCCCCAGTAGAGAGTGAAGGTGAAACTACTATTGAGGAAATTGATGAATCTACTGAGATTTTTGACCATTCGAATTTATCATGGAATTTGTATGATCGAGAGAATCTTAATGAGTTTTTTGAACAGCAATCATTACGAGATTTGTCTTTTGATTCAATTAAGGCCCAATTTGAACGTATGCCACGTTTCTCCAGTGCTATTGCAGTGCGGGTTCCTACCTTCATTGTAAATAATATTTGGGTTCAGCGTGTGTATATGTGCATATATGCTTCAGAGTTTATTGCCTTGGAGAGAAATACTCGACGCAGTATGATGTCATTCGCTTTTATGATGTTTTTGTGCGGTTTCCTTTCAGGTACTTTTTCTGCTGGATTGGTGTTGTTCACACTCTTTGTCAGTATGTTTGTTTATTATACAGCATTAGCAAAGTGGAAGAATGATATGTGTGAACAACTGGCATCTCGAAGGGACATTACCGATGATTTATTTGCTTCTTTGCGTCAAAGTAAGGCAGTGCAGTTCTTTTCCTTCTGTGTTGTCGCCAAGGTTATTTACAGAATCGTATCTTCTATGAAGATTATGCATGAGCATCAAACTGCTTTAGCACCGGAAACAGTTGCTGAGGTAGACAAGCGGAATGCTGAGGTTAATCCCTGGGCTGTTCCTGTTGTTTCAGAATTGCATATTAACCATAGGAATGATACAATGACCGTTGATCAAGTCACTGCCAAAATTTCCAAGAATCTATTTCATGTGAAGTTGGTAGAAAATGGATTTCAGCAGTCCTGTGATGTTTTGGCTCTTGGAGGAATTAGCTATCTCTTTCCATTGCACATTTTTGAAAATCGCAAGGATATGAAAGGTCTATTTACGCGATATGAGCCTTCTAAAATTGGCGGAACCTTCAGAGGTGTGGTTGGTGTCACTAACATGGTGCCAATTCCTGGAAAGGATTTATGTATTGTAAATATCCCTTCTGGAGGTGTGCGTGCCGACATCACTCATTTATTTCCTGATCTATTGACTGTATCAGGAAATGCCCGTATGTTGTATCGTCGGGAAGATGGCTCTATTATGAATGATGTTGTTCGTGCCAATTATATCAAGAATTCAGAAGCTGGAGGAGCAGGTTACCATTATCATTGTGCCTACAATACTTTTACTGGACTGTGTGGAGCTGTTCTGGTTGGGTGTTTTGCCAAATGCACCATTGCTGGCATTCACCTGAGAGGCATTTCTGGTACTCCCAGTGGCAAGGCTCTCACTGTTACCAGACAGGAAATCTTAGATGCTATTGCCAAGACTGAAGAATGTGTTAGTAGTTTCCCTACCCATGTTAATGGTACTTTCCCCACCACTCGATATGAGAAACAAGTTATTACTTCGACAGATATTCATGTCAACTCTCCCATCAATTATTTGCCTGAGGGCAGTGATATTGAATATCTTGGTCAAACTGGCCAACGTGCGTCTCATACCAAGAGTGATGTTGTTATTACTCCTATTTCTGATGCTGTCACGGAAGTGACTGGTGTCGAAAGAAAGCATGGACCCCCTCAATTCAATAATAAATTGATGTGGCAGGCTTCCCTGGCTCATTCTGCTAATGCTAGTGCGGGTGTGGAACCCTCATTGTTGGATAAGGCAGTAATTGACTACCAGGCACATATTATTGAAGTTTTCCAAGCGAAGGAATTTGGTGACATGGCCCGTGCAGAGTTGAAACCTCTCACGGATATGGAAGCTTTGTGTGGAAGGGATGGTGCTCGTTTTATCGACGCCATGTCTCGTTCTACTTCCAAAGGATTTCCACTTTCAGGGCCGAAGAGTGATATGATTATACTCTTGAATCCTGAGGATTATCCCGAGTTTGCTTGTCCTGCTGAATGTGATAAGGCCATCATTGATGAAATGAATACGATGATTACTGCTTTCCTTGGAGGCAAGAGGTGTTATACTATTTTCAAGGCATGTGTCAAGGATGAAGCTACCAAGATTGGTAAGGAGAAAGTTAGAGTCTTTGAGGCGGCTGACTGGGCCTTTCAATTGATTGTGAGGAAGTATTTTCTGCCTATTGCCAGGATGTTGTCTTTGTTTCCACTTACTTCTGAGTGTGCCGTTGGAGTCAATGCTCAAGGTCCCGAGTGGGATCAGTTGGCTCGACATATGAAGAAATTTGGAGCTGATAGAATTCTTGCAGGTGATTACAGCAAATACGACCTGCGTATGCCTGCACAATTAATTTTAGCGGCTTTCAAATGCTTGATCAACATTGCAAAGACATGTGGGCAGTATTCTGGGGATGATATTAAAATCATGCAGGGCGTTGCCACAGAAATTGCTTATTCGTGCGTTTCGTACAATGGAGATTTAATTATTCATTGTGGCTCCAATCCTTCTGGTCAGAACTTGACGGTTTATATTAACTGTATTGTCAATTCACTCCTGTTGCGGTGTGCATACTATCATATGTACCCCGCTGCAGAGGGCAATCCAGAACCATTCCGTCACAATTGTGCTGTTATGACTTATGGAGATGATGTCAAAGGCTCAGTTCGACAGGGATGTGATTGGTATAATCACATTACTTATGCTCAGTTTTTGGCTGAAAGGGATATGGTTTTCACCATGCCCGATAAGGAGTCGACTCCCACTCCATACATGAATGACTTGGATGCTGATTTTTTGAAACGTCATAATTTATACAATCCTGAAACTGGATTGATTCATGGTGTTTTGGATCAAAATTCAATTTTCAAGTCACTACACTCCGTTTTGAAGTCCAGGGCCATTTCGGCTGAGGATCAGAGTGCCCAAAATATTGATGGGGCACTTCGTGAGTGGTGGCAGTATGGTCGTGAGATGTACGAATTGCGTCGTGATCAGATGAGGCAAGTGGCCATTAAGACTGGCATTGCTCATTTGTGTATTGAGTTGGAGACTTCATATGATATGAGGATGCAGGATTTCAAGGAGAAGTATGAATTGTAAGCTTCTCCAATTGTCCTGGGATGACGTAAAACTCACTCCAACCTCCGGAACCATCTGTAGGTAATAAGTTTAAAATTGTCGTGTTGTATTGGATACCATGTATATTAGATTTTTGATGTTATTTTACTGTATATAGGCTTGCAACATGTTGTCATTCCCCCCGTGGAATACCCGTATTTACGGGAGGTCTCGCCAGCCAATTAAATTTCATGCAGGACATGCATTAAGCGATGCATGTACCTTAAGTTCATATAAATTGCTTACTACTAATTATAATAATAATACAAATGAAATTAATAATTCCGAAGGGGACACCGGATTTAGTGTCTCCAAAGTCGACCGTAAGTCGGCAGCCCAAAACGTCCATTTTGTGGACGGTGACACACCTTGGTCGTATGATATTAAGGCGAATGCTGATGAAACCACCAAGCTCGCTGCGTTTACTGATGCAGAACTTGGCGATTTCCTCAGCCGACCCATCAAAATTAAAGAATACCAGTGGACGCCTGGAGTTGCGTTGTCAGCTTCGCGTTTCAATCCGTGGACGGAATTTTTTGACAATTCTGATGTTCTTGATAAAATTAATCGTTATCGTAATTTGCGCTGTAATTTGCGCATGAAAGTCTTAGTGAATGGAAATAGTTTCTACTATGGTCGTGCACTGTTGACTTATAATCCTTACGTTCAGAACGATGAAATTACTGTCAATCGAACATTTATTGAAGAAGATCTCGTTCAGGCTTCGCAAAAACCACATCTTTTATTGGATCCTACCACTTCTCAAGGTGGAGAGATGCTCTTACCGTTTATCTGGCCGGAGAACTATCTTAACATTACTCTCCCAGGTTGGAATGCCAATATGGGAGAGGTTGATATTCATGATTTTGATGTTCTCCAACATGCAAATGGTGGTACAGATCCAATCTCTATCACTATTTTCTGCTGGGCCGAGAACCTCACTTTGGCTATTCCTACAACGGCACAAGTGAACAATGACGTGATCGTGAGTTTCACACCCCAGAGTGAGGTTGCTCCTCCCCCGAAACAGATGGCGGATTTAGGACGTTTGTACTCTATTCCTGAGCATGATCTGCCTCCTCCATTAATTAGGAGACATCCAGTGGGTGTTCATAGACGTCTTAAGCCTCTTGTGTATACTGATCTTTGTCCAACTAGTCCATATGAGCCACAAGGTTTTGTGGATGATTCTGAACTTGATGAATTTGGTTTTCCTAAGTCATATGATCAGCAAGCTGGAAAGGGAAAGAAGAAGGCCGTTATGAAGGCAAATAACACAACATCTAGTGATGAATTTACACGAGATGGTTTGATTAGTAAGCCAGCATCTGCAATTGCGAAAGCTGCTGACGCTCTTTCTATGATTCCTGTGTTAGCTCCATATGCCAAGGCTACTTCTATGGTATCTACTAGAGTTGGGGATATTGCACGCATTTTTGGATACTCCAGACCTCAAGTACTAGAGGACACCAGATCATACGTTCCACGTTACCTTGGAAATCTATCAAATGCTGATGCTCCAGAACCTTTGGTCAAGCTATCACTTGATTCAAAGAATGAGTTGTCTATCGATACGCGTTTAATGGGATTAGGTGGTGAAGATGAGCTTACTGTCAATTCAATTTGTCAGAGATGGTCTTATTTTAGGCAATTTGATTGGCCTGAGACTGCCGTCACTGATTCTATGTTGACTTCTATGATTGTTTCTCCCATCTATGGTAGATCAGTTATAGCTTCGCCTATTAATGAAATTCATAGTACTGCTTTGGCATTTGGTGCTTCACCATTTGATGCCTGGCAGGGTTCTATTAAGTTTAGGTTTAATGTGGTGTGTTCTGAATACCATCGTGGTCGTATCAGGATCGTCTATAATCCTACTACTAGCCCACCTGGTGCCATTCCTTTTAATCAAACCTACTCGACTATTGTTGATATCTCTGAAAATAGGGATTTCGAATATGAGGTTAAGTGGGCTGATGTGAGGGCATGGGCTACCAATGTTGGTATTTCTGGAATTCCAAGCGCTATCATCTCTAATGATTTTAGTCCAGTACCTTGTGGTGGCGCTGGAGATAATGGATCACTTTCTGTTTATGTTGTGAACGAGTTAGCAACTCCTTCAACTACAACAGCTGATGTGAAGATTCAAGTCTGGGTCGCTGCTGGAGACGATTTTGCTCTAGCTGTTCCCACGACTAAAAATCTTTCCACATTATCTGTTTTCAAGCAACAATCAGAAGTTGCTCCTTATGCTCCTCAATCAGAGGTGGCACCGGACACTTCACTGGCTAATACTGAGGATAAGTCTAATTCCCCAACATGTACTGAAGAAGTTGCATCCTTTGCTCCTGGTGGAAACATTTCTGAGGATAATCAGTATCTTGTTTACCAGGGAGAGAGGATTGTGTCTTTTCGAGAAATGTTGAGGCGTTATCATTACTTTAACTCATATTGGCCTGCTGAGACAGGTACTTCCACACAGATGCGTATTGTTAGATTTAATCTTCATGATTTCCCATACTATCGCGGTTGGGAACCTGGAGGTGAAGATTCAGGCTTTAATTCAAGCGCTTTCTTTTCTGATTACAATTATTGTACTGAAACCCTCCTAAATTACTTAACCCCTGCTTTTGCATGCAGACGTGGTGGATTGCGCCATAAGTATTCTTTGGCACAGCTTGGGTCTGCTGTACGGGCGGTTAAGATGTCTGTATCTAGGCGCAACTTGAACGGTTCTGTCAATTTATCATCAGCGCATCGGCTTGATGATAGCTTAGAAGGCGATAGACGTAGGCGCATTCAAGAAACTGAGCGATCTAGTTTGGGAGGGTCCCACGCTACTATGACAAATGTCAATCCAGTTCTCGAGTTTGAAACTCCATACTATACAAGAGGACAGCGCTTTGAGCCTGCTCGGCGTGTTGGTAGATATTCTACATTTTTGCCAGGTGCTCATGATTTATCAGTTGATATTCCTCAGAATCTTGCTGGATCAGATTATCGTATTGACAGATATATCTCCATTGCTGAAGATTTTCAACTGGGTATGTTTACGGGTGCACCAATCATGTACTCGTACAACAACCCAATTGCAGCATAGAGAATGAATTTTTGGGTCAGATTCATAAACTATTACATAATTTATATATATGTTAGAGTCGCGGTGGACTCTATGTACAAATAAACACCAGAACCTTCTTCTATGAAGTAAACTAGACGCAAGAAATCATAAACAATTGATTAGAATACCGTTCGGTGGCCGAACGGGGGCATGGACATGCCTTGTCCGTACCTAGGCGAGATGCTTAGCATCTTACACTGTATCTATTTTGTAGATCCAGGGTTTTATATACAAACCCTTGTAAGATGTTCGCATCTTGCAAGGGTTTGGATTTTTACCTGGGTCACAACTTCTTATAGTGTATGCCTGAAGTAGTATATCACTTTTCAACCGTTTTTTCTTCGGTTAACCAATCCGAGCGTTGGTTGAAAAGTGTTTGGGCCACTTACGCAAAT